CCGCCCGCGCATTATCCAGGTTTCCCGCCGCGCTCATTTCCAATACCCCGCGCGCAGCGTCCATGGATTGTTCAACGTTCAGGCCCGATTTTGCCAGCTCCAACATGGCTGCAGCCGCGTCTGCTGCGCTGGTGCCTGGCAGCTTGATATCCGCCCCCAGTTCACGCGCCAGGTCAGACATTCGCGCCATTTCATCCCCCGAGGCTACGGTTACTGCCTGGAACATGTTCATGGCCGAGTCATACTCAGTAGCAATACCGATCGCCTGCTTGCCGACCAATGCCAGCGGCAGCGTGATGCCCAGGCTCAGGCTCTTGCCAATGTCCTGTGCCCGGGTTGCGTAACCCTTCAGCTGCCCTTCGAAGGCGCCCAGGCGCGCTTCTGCAGACCGGGTGTCCGCTCCGACTTCAACCATTAATCTAGCGGCTTTGATTGCCACGGGCTGCCTCCTTGTGATTTTCTTGTACCGTTTGTTCCACTTCCATGGCTGTTCGGTACGCGTCGTACCAATAAAATGGCTTATATGCCAATTCCCAAATTGGGATGCCTGCCCAACGGGCCACCCAAACCAGGTTGATCAATTCAAGATCACCTGGTTCGGGTGGGTCAAAAATGTCAGGGTCCGTCAGGTAGGCGATCAGGCGTTTTTTCGTTCATCGTTGAAGGCGCGAATATCATCCACGCACGCATTGATCAGCGTTTGCAGGAAATCCGTTTCGAGCGCGTTTACCGTTTCTGCCGTCTTATCCAGCTCCTGTCCAGATTCGTCCAGGACATCCCATGAGATTACCAGTGCCCCAATCGTTCCGGCGTAGTCTCCATCTCTCATGCCAGCCAGAAATGCCGGCGTGATCACGCGCGCGTTGTAGGTGACCTTTATTTCCTCACCATCATATTGCATGATGACAGTGCGCTTCTCAATACGTTTCAATTGTTTCAGTGTGATCGCCATGTTCGCTCCTACTCCAGAGCATCCATCGTGTTGGTAATTTGCAGATCCATCGCCTTACCCCAGGTATCATCGTGTACCGCGTCGCATGACCATTCCAGAGTCTGGATGCCCTTCTCGCTGGCAGGTTCGCTGGGGGCCTCGCTCACCTTCAGTGGCAGATCCAATTGGATCGTATAGTAGTACGAGGTCTCGATCAAGCTGCCAATGCATGCCAGGCGCAACCATTTGGTATCACCAGCGCGCATTTTGGTATACAGCCCCAATCCGATGGTGTCTGCAGCCAACTTCAGTTTGGCTTTCATGCTGGGATCTTGCTCCACCATCACATCATTGCTGCCGATCGGGTGAGACATGCCATGCAGCCCACTGACCTTCCAGTTGAACGCATAACCGCGCGTTAGCGCCGTGGCGCCTGCCAATCCAGCCTGCGTATCAGCAATTTTGACGCTGCAGTGCGCCGGCAACACCGGCACCAGCGGGATTGTATCCGGGGCAGCCGTCAGCGTGATCCCGGTCTCAATCGCCTTACCCAACGCCTGGCCAGAGAGCAAACACTGGCGCCGATTGACCGTCCACTCCAGATCAACCAGGTTCACGCCTGCAGCACGCCAGGCAGTCACTGCATCACCCTGTTCAACCGTGGCGCTCAGCGCGCTGTTGGATCCGCGCGTTGGCGGGTTGAATGTCCATTTGTAGGCCGTGGTGCCCAGCAGGCTCGGAGTCGGTTCTCCAAATCCCAGTGCCAGCAGCCACAAGATTTCATTGTACGTCATGCGGCCTTCGATGCCAATTCCGGTCCACTCGGGGCCCGGCACAACCAGGGAGGGATATTTATCCCCTACCGCCTTGAACACATCATACTCGCCCTCGCTCTTCTGACGCAGGGAAAACGACTGCGGGCGCAGGTTCCCAGGAACCGCGGTACCCCACGCGCTTTCGAAGCCCATTTGCGATTGCTCATGAATTGCAATTTTTTCAGGCATAATTAACTCCTCAAAATCGAAAATTCGTGCGCGCATTGTTGGTACACAACACCCGCATCGATTTCAGGCGCCAGGGGCACCTCATTCTCCACACTGCACGCCAGCACTGTTCCACTGGCCCGGTGCAACACAGTTATTACGCGCTGCATAATCGCCGCCGGCACTGTATTGTCCATGCCTTCACTCACGGCTTTTACCAGGATCAATTCATCCCATAACACCAGGTAATCGCCCATCGCTTTTTCAGGCACGCCCGCCATTTTCGCAACGATGATCACCGGATACTGAGTACCCTCTGGTGCAATGTTGGCATACACGCGCGCGCCAACTAAACCAATCAGTGTTGGATCAGCTTTGAGTGTAGTGATCACCCAGCGTACAGCATCTAACGTGTCTGTCATGCGCCTAACCGCCTTTCGATATCAGACATCGATTCCAACATTTCCTCAAAGGATATCTCCGCTGCCGGCGTGAAAAATGGCCGGGCCGCCATACGTTTGCTGCCATACTCCAGTGCCTGCGCATACTCCTGATTGGTGTACACAACGGCGCTGGTGGCCGTCAGAAACTCAGTATGGATGCTGTTCACCAGGGCGCCGGTATCGATCGCAGGCGCTTCGCCTGGCGCGCTGGCCCGGTGTGCCTTGCGAGCCCTGCCAGATTTGGTAAATCCGCGCTCGTAAGCCCGCCCGTGTTTTGCCTGGCGCATACTGCTCTTGGACCGCTTTTCAATGTTGTAGGCCGTCGTACGCACCAGCGCGCCTGCCTCAACTGGCAATCTGCGCGCAATGTCACCAAACCGGCTCCAGTCCAATCGCATGCTCATTCAATCTCCATACAGACGCATTTGCGGGCCGTCTCAAAACTTCCAACCAGCACACCCAACACCTGGAACACTCTGGTTCCAACTACCAATCTGTCCTTCTCAGTCACGTCTGTGTCATATGGCAACGTGACCGTGTACGGCAGTTCCACGCCAATACGATCCGCGATCGCGCGTTCCTCTGGCGATTTGCCGCTGATTCCAATTCGGCACGCGCAGGAAACAACTGTGCTCCAGGTGTCTGTAAATCCGCCTGCGCCATTATCGATCTGCGTTTTGCGTTGGACCCGGCAGATATTAGGCATCCAGGCCAGTTGCCGGTTACGCAAGATACTGAGCTTCGGAAATCCGCTCATCGTCAACATCCGTTCGGGTCATCTGTCCAAACCCGTATGTGCTATAGGTATCATCGGCTTTGGCCATGAAATACTTTTGCATCTCCAGCGCCTTTTTTTGCAATGATCCATACTCAAAGCGCGCTCCATCCACCGAAGCCGCCTCTTCCTGGGTCACGTACATGGCCGCTTTCATTTCCCAAACATCCGCCGCAGCGCGATTAAGATCGTATCCGGTTGTTAGCGGATAGGTCTCGATAATCGTGATCAACTCAGTATCGGAAAACTCCCCAGGTGCAGGATCAGCGACCAAACGTCGTAAGGTTGCGATATCAGATGCAGATGCAGCCATATTTCCTCTTTCTGCGTTGAGGCCCCCCACCACTGGCAGGCGGCAGAGGGCCTCTAATCACCAGCTCCAAAGGAGCGAACCAGCTAACTCTTAAGCAGCGTGGCTTTGGCAGCGCGCACGGTCTTGGTGCCATACAGCACGTCCAGGGTCACTTGCTGGCCCAGATAGGACGGGTTGTAGGAGTGCAGCACGCGGATCACCAACCCGCTTTCCGGGTCCTTCATCGTCACGGCGCGAGCGCCGGAATTGGGATCCGGATTGGGCAGGGCGCGCATCGCCAGCACGAAAGCCTCGCGGTTGAACGCCGGGTTGTGATGGGTATCGGTCAAGGCCGGGTCAGTGGCGCCGGTCAGGCTGGCGAAGCTGGCCGTGAAGCTGGCCACATTGCCCGCCAGCGTTCCCTTGCAGTACAGCTCGAAGCCATCCGTAACTGCCACAACTTCCACATTGCCGCTGCCAATGGTGGAGAGTGCCTCGATGGCAGTCTTCAACGTGGCCGCGCTGGCGTTGTAGGCCACCGCCGAGGTGGTCTGCCCACCAAAGGTGATCGTGAACGTGCCACCCGTGGCCCCGCCCAAATCAACCTTTGCGCCAACCGGCACGAGCTGAGACATGAAGGTCTCAAACCCGTACAGGTTCCCCAGGATGCCCTGGGAAATCGCTTCAACGCGCGCCTGGGCGAAGAAGCTGGCCAGCGTCGAATCGCCCAGCGTGGCAGTTTCGTCATCCGGCGAGAGGATCAACTTGCGGCCATCCATCGGACATTTTTGCGTGTTCAACTTCTTGCGCGCGGCACGAATGCCCGAGGCGGTCACGGCGGTGCCCAGCGTGCCGACTTCGGTGCTGATGTTCACCAGCTCAGCCATCAGGCTCTTTTCGATCGCTTCAGCAATCGAGACCACCGCCGACTTGATGTAGTTGTCCATCACAGACTGGTTGGCCTGCGCTTTGACCACATCCTCCACCAGGAAGGAAACTTCCTTGTGTTTGTTGAGGGTCACGGCAACGGTGGAATCCGAGGGCGTTTGCAGCGTAACCGCGCTGCCGGCGGCTTTGTCGTTGGCCGTGAACGTGCCCGGGATCGGGATGTTCAGGATATCGCCAACGCTGAACGTGTCAACTTCAGTATCCTTCATCACCACGCGGGCGAAGGGCACCTGGTTGCGCAGGACTTCCAGAGCGCGGTTAGCCCACAGCTCAGGAATGAAATATTGTGCTACGGTAGGGGTAACGGTAGCCATAGGTCAAATTCTCCTTTTCAGTCTTCTCGTATTCGTCCCTCGCGAGCAGCTTGCAAGATTTCCTCGCGGTGGGCAGCATAAAATTTAGGATCGCGCAGTTGAGAACGCGTAAATCCAGCGCCGTTCGTGGCCACATTTGTGGTCCCAGCGCCAGTTGTGCCTGCAGCAGTATTGGCTCCAGTTTGAGCAGCAGTGGTGGCTGTTTGCACACCGTTTTTCTTGGCGTACTCACCCAGCACCTGCTCAGGATCGGAATCCTTGCCGGCCCGCTGCACCAAAAAAACAGCATACTCAGTATCGGATATGCCCAGCCGGGCCGCGATACTGCGCACGCGCTCTTCCCGCAGTTGCGCCTGTGTGGTTGCCAATTCCTGCTCACGCTGCTCGGCCAGCTTTTGCCATTCGCCGTTTTTCTTTGCGGCTTCAGCGTCAGCCTGGTCCTTTGCAGCTTTGCCGGCACGTTCTAAGCGTTCTTTCAAAATGCGATCCACGTCGGCCTGTGTGAATTTCTTCTCTTCCGGGGGCGTGCCCGTTTCAGCCGCGGCAGTTGTGGCGCTCGTTCCGGTTCCAGCAGCATCGCCGCCAGTACCAGTTTGTGCGCCGCCAGCCGTGCCTTTATCCGCCTCGAAGTTGAACAAGCCTAATCTGTCAAAAAACATGTCTTTACTCCTCAGTTTTACCGTCATGGTGACGTAGGGTTAAAAACGAAAACCGCCCGGACACACTCTTGCGAATGCATCCGGGCGGCTAGCTTCGGTAAAGCCGATCAATATTTTGCTACACACATTATAGCACACGTGTCAATCTGTCAACCCAAATTCTACCTCCAGGTCACGAATAGATTTAATGCCCAGCGTTGGCCCCCATGTCAGATCATTCGTTGTTTTCACCATTTGTTCCAGCGATATTCCCTGCTGCCATAACGCATAATGCCCTGGCCCCAAGATCTGTTGCTGCCGTTCGCTACCGATCGACCCAAACCATTCCAGTGCGTGTGCCGGTTCAGCCTTGCCAATCACCGGAATCATGAAGCACCGGCACAACGGATGATTGTGCATTACCTGGTCAGTGAGATATATCCTGCCATCCAAGGCCAAACACGCTGGACATGTCCTATCAGATAAGGAACACATACGCTGATACTGAGTAATCCCCTGCTGAATGTACCCTGATCGATTGGCCTCGCGATAAACCCGGATCTGCTCTGTCCTGGCAATCACCAGCGCCTTTGATAGCCCTGCCGCCAATCCCTGTGCCATCAGACGCGCAGTCTTGCTCGGATTGAACCCAAGCGCAACTCCATCTACCAGCGCCTGGGTCAATTTGTCAATTGCTACTCCAGCCAGCGCCCGGTTTTTGATCAACGTAAACAGCGCTCCGCCATCCGCGCAAGATCCAGCCATGTGGATCACCGCTTTTGTGTTCAGCCTCGGGACCAGGTACTGTGTTCCATAAGTTGATCTTACTGCCGCCTCGAAGCCCAATTCCATGGCGCGCGTCTGCACCCGGGTAACATATTCCGTTCCCCACACTTCATAGCGCGCAATTTCATCGCGTACCGCCTGCAGCAACTCCGTGTACCGGTACAGCTGAAAAATCTCACTGTCAGTGACCACTCCCAGGGTAGCAATTTCCGCCAGTAACCGTTCTATGCGTGCCAATAGCCGCGCCTCCATGGCGCTCCACCGCTGGGTCATATCTCGCACAACCCCGGCCTCCGTACGGGCCAGCTTGCGCGCGTAGTCCTGCATATCGGTATAGACAGACATTACTCAGTATCCTGTGACGCAGGGGTGTTGGGATCTCGCATGGCATTCAGCAGCGCCTGTTCCAGGTTGTACCCGGTTTGCGCGCGCTCTTCGTCCATCCGCTTGCGTTCCCGTTCCCAGTCGTATCCCATCCGTTCTGCTTCGGTTTGGCGACTGGCCACTTTCATGGCAATCTTCTCTTTTGCGTTAGTCACCTGCTCGTTCTCATTCTCAGGCAATGGATCGTCCCACGTGACAGAGATGCCACTCCAGTCCAACCTCATGATTTCTCCAGCCCGCCGGATCATCTCTGCCAGGCCCCGCCCGGCCAGCAGGCGTTTTTTGCGGTTTTTGGCCAATGCCTCAGCAAACATCAGGCGCAACCCGAAATTTGTAATTTGTCCGATCTTGTCCTTGAGCGCGCTCAGATCAACCATTTGCGCATCGCCAAAGAAATCGGCTTTCATGTCCAGAGCATGTTGCCGGCTGGACTCCAAGTCGGATTGCATTTCCAGATTCTTTACATCTGCATTGGTCTCTGGGATTGTCCATAACCCATCGATGGTCGTGTTCTGGATCTTGGTCCTATCCACGCCAAACGCCACCGTGCGCGGGTGTGCATGGATGTACAAGATCTTGTTCGTATTTGACTGGCGGAAATTATAAATGTCGTTCAGCCGTAAAATGCCCTTCTCCAGATCGCTCTTGCCATAGTACCCTCGCGGGTTGGGCAGGTTCTTCCAATCCACAATCTGAGAGAACGGATAAGGCCAAATCATATCCTCGCCCGCTATGGTCCAGGTTGCGCCATTGCCTGTATAGGAGCGAATGACCCAGTTGGTTCCGTTTTCACTGCGCATGTGATCCTCACGATGAATCACAACCTCATTGCCGCGCTGTTCATCCCAGGTGATCATGTATCCAACAGGCCGGCTCTTATCAGTCGGATCCCAGAACACCGTTACCAGGCTTGGATCCAGGTACGTTGGCCGCACATCTTGGCCATCCATTACCAGCTTGACAAAAACATGCCCGCACACTGCACCGGTGGTGAATAGATCGTTCAGCAGTTCTTCACCATCGTAACGCTCCAGCCAGGCAACAATCATTTTTTCCATGCTGGCAGTCTTTTCGTCATCACCAGGCAAATCAAACTGCGGCATTTTCCCAATCAGGAAATTTACCGATTGTTCCACCACACGCGCCGCCAGATTGACGATCACGTTATAATCCGGTTCCCCCTCGCGGATTTTCAAAAACACCTTTTGCTTGCCTTCGTAATAATCCCAACGCGTGTCGTGATCAATGCGCCGGGATGCCAGTTCGCTGGCCGCCAGCGGATATAAGTCATTTCCAACCAATGCAGGCATACCTACCTCCTAAAAAAACGGGTTACTTGAAACTTCAACTCGCCCGGGCTGGATCAATCGCGCCTGGTGGGCCAGGCACCAACTGTCCGAGCGGTCATCATGCTCACCTTCAGGCGCCAGCAAGGTGGATCCTTCGATACTGGCCAATTGAGTAAACGTCCTGAATGAATGCAGTATTGCATCCTGATCCCTGAACGCATTTGCAGCCCCATCATACAACAGCGCCTTGCCCAATGATGTGGAGTGCCACCCCGGTTTGCCGTCGTGTCCTGGCAAACGCTGCAAAGTCGAATTATCCCTCAGCCACAACAAAACTGAATGTCCATGGTTGTTGCGCTCTACCATGACACCCGCCTTGTTGTACCACATTCCGATGTTATGTATATGCGCAGCAAACGTACTGGGTTCATACAACCCGCTCAGCGCCGCAACCTCTTCACCTGTAATCCGATTTAGCACCGTAAGCGCGCTATCATCCGAGGTTGCGGCGCTGAGCGG